ATACGCCGCCGGAACGCCTGTAACAGTCCTATACCAACTCGCCACCCCCATAATCACCTACCACGACGATCCGCCGCTGTTGACCTACCCCCGATACACGCACGTCGAGCAAGTGCAGGACGGGCTTAAGGCGTGGATGGATTTATCTTGTAAAGTTGTTGACTGAAAGGACAATTAATAACATGACAATTAATATCATCATCGCCGGCGCCGGGCTTCTCCTTTCAGCGCTGACTTTCGTTTGGGGGCGTATCACCGCCGCTAAAAACAACGGTAAGGAATCCGGCCAGATAATGTCCGAATTGGGCTACCTCCGCAGCAACACCGACGAAATCAAGCGCCGGTTAGACAAGCAGGACGAACGCGACCGCGAGTACATAAGCCGCCTGACGGCGGTTGAGGAATCGGCTAAAAGCGCCCATAAACGACTTGAGAGCTTAGAAAAACGCAATGGGTAACATTCCGGTACAGTGGTTTAGCTGTGCGATATTAATTATTAATATGGCGCAGATAGCCGTTACGATAATAATTTATACCAAAAACAAAAGGAAGTGATGATATGCTGCCATACTATGGCGCCGTGCGGCTGACAAGCCCCTATGGTACACGCGCAGACCCCATCAACGGCAAGCCCAACAGCCCTCACCACGGCATAGACCTTGTGGGCGCGGACAAGCGTATACGCGCCGTCAAGGGCGGCACGGTGGTGCGTTCGCGGATTGTCACCGACCAAACCAACGCCAAATCCCAATGGGGCGAGTACATAGCCATAACCAGCGACGACGGTTTGACGCGGTATTATTGCCACCTGTCGCAACGCCTTATACAAGCGGGGCAGACGGTCACCGCCGGGCAACAGATAGGCGTGGAGGGCGCGACGGGTAGGGCGACAGGCTCTCACCTACATTACGAAGTCCGGCGCGGTACACAGTACATCAACGCCGCCGACGACCTCGGCATACCGAACACAGTTGGCGCGGTGCAAACTCCCTCCGAACCCGACTACGCTGCCATCGTGACGGCTAAGTGCGGGTTCGAGCGCCAGACGGTGGACTACATCAACCGCTACCCATACGCCGCTGACCTATGGCGCAAACTTTGGGAGCAAATGCGGTGAGACGCAGGCCGCAGACACGCCGACAACGGCGCGGACTGACAGAGTACAGTAAACGGATACTGTCGGCTATGATTGCGCTGTGGTTTGCCGGTGCGTTATTCGGCGCGGCGGTTGTCGTGGTACAGTTATGCCAGAAGGATTATACCGTGTCGATTGACAGCCTGTTAAATTATATCGGGCTACCAATGACGGGCGGCATAGTGGGATATTTGGTTAAGTCGGCAGTTGAAAATCAGCAAAAAATCAAAGAAGCGTTTGACCCGGATTATAACCGGGTAGAGTAGGGGTTAAAATGTTTGATATCGAAAAAGCCCGCGCAAAAGGCATGAACGAAAAATCCATCGCCATCATGGAAAAAATAAACGAAAACAACTGCCTCCGCGAAAGTTGCACCGGCCATGACTTTGAAAAACCTGAAACCATTAAGACAAAATACAGGTGCTTAAATTGCGGGTGCGAGGAGGGCATCGAATATTTAAAAGGTTACAAGGACGGTATAAAACATAGTAAAAAGCCCGGTGACCGGGCAGAATAGGAATAATTAAATGATAGACATTACCCCGATCGTAACCGCCGTAATCGCCTTAATCGGCGTAATCATCACCACCGCCCTAATCCCATACATACGGTCACGCACCACGGCGGAGCAACGCGAAACGCTTGCGCGGTGGGTGCAGATAGCCGTGACCGCCGCAGAGCAGTTGTACAAAGGCAATGGGCGCGGTGCGGAGAAGAAAGAATATGCACTTGCGTTTTTGGCCGGCAAGGGCCTGTTGGTTGATTCCGCACAGGTTGACGCTCTGATTGAAGCCGCGGTGTATGAGTTACCTAAAATAATAAGTGAATAGTGTTGCCAGTTTGTCCCCCGGTGTGCTTCGGCCCCGGGGGCTTTTTTATTTGATTTGGCATAAAATCAGAAAATTCTTGAATTTGTGCTAAAATTCTTGAAATTGTTTTACATAAATTCAAAAATATACTTTACTTTTGGCGCTTTTTGTAGTATAATATATACATACACATTTCACGCATATATAATAAATGAAACAAAATTAAAAATTTCAATTTGGAGGTCAAAATGATAAGAGTAAAATTAGGGGTGCCTAATAAGCTACCGCCTTCTCCGATATCGTCACAATCTGCGTTTATAGAGTTTGATTACGATAGCGTAATCATAGACAAAATCAAGTCATTAAGTACAAGAGTATATCTTCCCGATTCACGAACATGGGAGATTCCTGTTGCATCGTTACCTACTCTGTGCGATAATTTGGCGCAGTATGACATTGAGATAACGGGAACAGTAGAAAAGGAAAAGAAAATTACTGCAAAATTACCAGATAATTTTACATGGCACACTACTCCGTACACTCATCAGATAGAAGGAGTACTTCACGGACTTGAAAAGGGTACTTTTCTTTTAGGTGACGACCAAGGTCTGGGTAAAACTCACCAGATTATTAATATAGCTCGTGCAATGAAATTAAGAGATGGGATAAAAAGATGCCTTATAATCTGCGGAATTAACTCAACAAAGTATAACTGGAGCGAAGAAGTTGCTACACACAGCGAGGAAAAATCATGGGTATTAGGTACACGATACACTAAAAAATACCCCATTCGTCAAATAGAGGGGTCATCCCAAGATAAATTAGACGACCTAAATAACCTCCCGGATGCGTTTTTCATTATAACCAATATAGAGACTCTTAGGCAATTACACTATAAAAAAGGAACTAAGACCATATATCCCGTCGCCCAAAAGATTCAAGAACTTTGTCTTTCGGGTGAAATAGGGATGATAGCAGTTGACGAGATTCATAAGTGTAAAAATCCTGATTCAAAACAGGGCAGAGCTTTACTAACTATAACGGCTCCAGGTATTCCTAAAATACCAATGTCTGGAACATTTGTTCTAAATAATCCGTTGGATTTATTCTTGCCGCTAAGTTGGACAGGCTTTGAACAGCATAGTTTCTATCAATATAAGATGCACTTTTGTAATATGGGAGGCTATGGCGGTAGAGAGATTGTGGGATACAAAAATTTAGACGAGCTAAGAACAATAATGTCCCAGGTAATGTTAAGGCGCACAAAAGAAGATGCTTTAGACCTTCCTCCTAAGGTTCATACAACAGAATATGTTGAAATGGGCAAGGAGCAGTCTAAAGTATATAATGAAGTTAGGGAGGCGATTAAGGAAAATATAGACAGAATAAAAATTCACAACGACCCTTTAACTCAAATGATAAGACTAAGGCAGGCAACTGGGTATCCTGGAATATTGAGTACTACTATTAAGGACTCTGCTAAAATGGACAGGCTCGAAGAACTGATGGAGGAGATATCAATAGTAGGTCAAAAGGCGATAGTATATAGTCAATGGGAGACAATGACCGAAGTAATGAGACAAAAACTATCAAAATATAATCCGGCGTATATAACAGGGTCTGTAAAATCCGAAGACAGAATGAAAGAGGTCAAGAGATTTCAAGAAGACCCCTCGTGTCAAGTAATAATTGGTACAATAGGAGCAATGGGTACAGGATTAACTTTAACTGCTGCGACTAATGTAATATTTCTTGACGAGCCATGGAACAGGGCATTAAAAGACCAAGCAGAGGACAGGGCACATAGGATTGGAACAAGCAGAATGGTTCGTGTAATTACGTTAGTGTGCAAGGATACAGTAGATGAAAAGATAATGAACCTTGTACAGAAAAAAGGAAGAATGGCTGATATGTTAGTAGACGGAAAAGTTGATTCACAAAAAGCTGGACAGCTCGTTGATTATTTATTAAGTTAGGAGGAGTAAATTGGCAACTCTAAATGAAGGATATATTACCATAGGTGCAATGTCAAAATTGGCGGGAGTAAGTTCTATAACGATTACAAGGTGGTATAAATGGTGGAAAAGTCCTAATTTTTATCATCCCGAAGACTTATATCTCCCACCTGTTTATGTTAAAAATAGGAAAGGAACAAGATATTTTAAGGAGGATGATGTAGATAAGCTAAAGAAATTTAGTAGTCAACTTAGAACTACTCATAAGGGCGTAATGGCAGAATTTAATGCCGCGTACCAATGGGGAAAGAGAGGTGAAAAGGCGCTAAGAAACAAGGGCATGACGGTAAAAGAAGTAAAAAATAAATTTTATTAATGGGAGGACATTATGTCAAGAAGTACAGCAACTAAAGAAATAAACCTCGATAGTCTGGTAGTAGACTATTCGCTCAAAAAGAAAGAACAGGACTATTTAAAAAAGGTGGTCGACACGTTAAACTCGAAAATAAAAGAAGAGTTTGAGAACAGAGGTATAGCGGAGCATATAGTGGGGGACGTAAAAGCAACTATATCTATCACACCGAGAGAAGAAGTGAATGAGCTCCAATCAATAGAAATATTGAAACGCACTCTTTCGGACTCCCCGGAACTTTTGTCGGATATCATAAAAACAAAAGAATATATAGACCAGGATGCCCTGGAACGTGCTGTATATTCTAATAAGGTGGATGTTGCAGTTCTTGCTCCCGCGGTTACTATAAAGCCACCAACGGTTACTTTGAGGTTGGGGAAGGTTAAAAATTGAAGATAATCAAACCAAGCGTTGAAATATTAACCCCGATTGATGAAGAGCAGGTTCTAAAACATTTAGAAATAATGGCGAGGACTTGTTACCAGAGTGAGGGCACGGGAGACTCCGGGAAATTCATAAAAAAACTAATCAAATCTGGGCATGAGTCTGTAATAGAGCACTACTCTGTAACTGTAAAATTCATAGTAGACAGAGGGGTAAGCCATGAATTGGTGCGGCATCGCCTTGCGTCCTTCTCTCAGGAGAGTACTCGTTATTGTAACTATACAAATAATAAGTTCGGAAACGAAATTACTGTTATAGAGCCTTTATTTTTTGAGTACGGGACGCCGGCATACGAAGCATGGAAAACTTCTTGCGAAGGAGCAGAGAACGCGTATTTCTATCTTGTACATAACCTTGGAATTACCGCGGAAAAAGCCAGAACAATTCTACCGAACAGCCTTAAAACTGAGGTGGTTATGACAGCTAATTTAAGAACATGGCGTCACTTTTTAAAGCTAAGGGCTTCAGGTATTCATGGTATACCCCATCCTCAGATGTTACAAGTAACGATTCCACTACTTAAAGACTTTAAAGAAAAACTACCAACAATATTTTTTGATATACAGGGAGATTAATAATATGGAAAACAAAGCTGAAAAAGTAATATGTGCCTATGCAGGAGACCCGGAAGACGAGGTATGTTCAAAATGCGACGGTATTCATATGGAAAATGAAGAGGGTATCACAATAGAGTGTGTAACCTGTCCCGGATATGACCCCAAGGAAATTAAAGAAGAAGAAGCTGAAATTTCAGAAGATGAGGAACTTCCTCCCAAAGAGGAATACTGTTCCGAAGCTACAACTACTATAATCAAGGCAGAATCCGGAGTAACTATTCAAACACAGGCCCGAAACGGGATGTCAAACTGGTATAAATTCTCTTATGGAGAAGAGAGAATTGTGCCCGCGGGCTGTGATTTAGAGAAAGAAAAACAGGCGCTTTGGGCTGACGTACACAACACGATTGAAGAACAGGTTAAAAATGAGGTAAAATAATAGTTAGATTTATTTTCTAATTAAAAATATTTTCACGAATTAAGCCATAAATTCAAGAATTTACTTGATTTATGGTTTAATTTGTGCTATAATGTAGTTACCACAACGAAATAAGCGTAATTTATCAAATAAACTTGAAAAATGAAACGTAAAAATGTCCTATGTACGCTCGCATTTTAATTTTCCGTGTAATATAATAACGAGTGTATGAAGATTTACGTCGATACAATACGTTGTTTGATATTGCGCGGTAATATTCTTGTTGTGGTGACGGAGAATTTAAAATGCGAGAGTACATAGGATATTTTTTATTTTAAGTATTGGGAGGAATTATATTGAAGAGCACAGACTATATTGTTATTCCGGGATGGGCAGTTACAGAATTAAAACTGTCGGGAAATGACCTGTTAGTGTATAGCATTATTAATGGGTATACTAAAATAGCAGAAGAGCTGGAAGAAAATGATTCTGAAGAAAAGGGTAAAATGTGGTTCTGCAGACCGCTAAGTTACTTTTCAGAACTTCTAAACATTAGCGTTAATTCAGTATGTACGATTTTAAAACGACTAAATGAGATGGGCCTTTTAGATAAGGAAACTATAAGAAGAGGCGCTACAACGGTCTGTAAATACAGGACAAAGGACCTGAAACTTGTGCTTTCAACGGATACAAAAAATTGTGATGTGACACAACGACATACCACAAATTGTGATGTGACACAACGACATACAAATATTTTGGATGGCGACATACAAAAAATTGGTATGTCGTCACTAAATGACGCACAACGACATACCAATTTTTTGGACCATATAAATAATAGTACTATTAATACTAATAGTACTATTAATACTATTACAAGTAATAGTATTAATAGTACTAAACATAATAATAGTAGTATTCAGTCTTCGCCTTCGGCTCAGACGGATTTAGAAAAACCTAAATCATTACCTACAATACAGACTAAAACACATTCTACAGAAAAATCTAAACTCGTTACAGCAAAAAAACCAGATAAGACAAAGTCCTGGAGGACTGCCCGCGTAAAGTTCCTTGAAACATACGAGTTCTCCGAAAAGGTTCATTCAGAGCTTCTAAACTTCTTACAGATGCTCGAAGGATATGGGGCATTACTTCCTGAGATAACTCTTAAATATCAGTTAGACGAGCTATCTGATGTGAATACCCCTGAAAAACAACTACATATAGTTTCCTCAACGATTTTAAAGGGCTGGAAATCCCTTGCATACATGATAAAAGAGGTTACAGAACCGAAACGACCCCATTTTGATACGGCGGTGGGAGCTCGTTTAGGAAAGGAATCAAATTCAAAAAAGACGGAGACCTTTTCAAATGAAATATTCTGATGTGCCGTGCTGGTATAGGGAAACTTGTAATTTAAGTCCGGGGAATTGTGGACCTACCTGTTTAAAGTATGCTGAAATGCTCAACTTATTCAGA